TGCCAAGGCCGGGATCGCAAGAATACGGGCTATACAATGCCTCTGGCGAAAGCGATGGTTGTCTCTGTTTCAACTATGGACAGTCGAGCACATGGGATAGAGAGCGGCTCAAGCCTACGCAGAACGTCGTAGTGAGGCCGCAGGTGGGTAGGCTATATATGTTCCCATCGTGGATGCAGCACATGGTCTACCCTTTTCAGGGCGAAGGTGAGCGAAGGACGGTAGCTGCCAATATAAATTGCTTCCCTGTGCAGAATGAAGGAGCGGTAAATGACACCCACTGAGAAGGCAATAGCCCAGATTGAAGCGCATGAGCGTGAGTGTGCGGTACGTTACGAGTCCATCGAAAAGCGCCTCGCTTCTGGCAGCAAGCGATTTGACCGTCTTGAAATGATGATTTGGGGGGTCTACGTCACAGTCGTTGTAGCTGTAGCTTTACCGCAATTTATGTGAGGTAAGTCCTATGGTGATCGAATCTGTCGCAGCGGCTGGGATGCTGCTGAACCAAATTAACCAAGTAATTCAGCAGGTTAACGAGACAGGTTCGGGCGTGCAGCAGGCGATGGGGCTGATCTCCGACTTTGGAGAAGCCCTTAACACGTTTGAAGTAGACCGTAAAAACTCTACGTTCAAGGCTCTTAGCCAAAATGACATCCTCAAAATACAAATGCTTCGTAGGCAGTATGAGAGGCATTGGCAAAGCGTAAATGACTTGCTTTTGGTTGCTGATCCTAAGCTCTTAGAAGATTTCAAAAGGGCTAAAAAAGAACAGGAAGAAGCGCGGCAGAGGCACTTAGCGATGTTAGCTCGAAAGAAAAAAGAGCGCGCTCTTCTTATCAGCCAGATTTTAGTAGGAGGAACGACGCTCCTGATTGGGGGGTCAATAGCGGTTGGAACCATCTTTATCGTTATTAAGATATTCGGATGATGGCCTTCTTGTTAGTCGTTGTCATTAACGGCGAGCCAATACCCGATCAATTCTACTTTCGAGACATTACACGGTGTAACACGTTTGCTTATTACGTCTCGACGGGTAAAACTAAGATCAACAACCGCTACCAGATGCAGGAGAATGTGACGGCCTACTGCATCCCGAAGCGGGTGCCAGCTAACACAAAAACATGGGACTGAAATGGCAGCAAAACGCTTAGAAGACGGCAGTGAGTACGCCGAATACGATGCGGATGGTGATGGCATAGTCACTGACGAGGAGCTACAGACGAGCAAGGAGTTGCAGGAGCTACGCTTGCGGCATGAACGAGCAGATGCCCAACGTGCTATGAGTTGGTTTGCGCTATGGGGAATGCTGCTCTATCCAAGCCTTGTGGTTGTCAGTGAGTTCTTCGGGATGAACCAAGCTGCATCTATCTTGGGCGATATGGCAGCAGTTTATTTTGTCAGTGTTGCAGGCATCCTAGCTGCGTTTTTTGGCGCACAAGCATGGTCAAATAGGAAATAAATTATGAGTATTGTTGCATCACTCGTTGGGCCGGTCACTGGACTACTGGACAAGTTTATTGAGGACAAGGATCAGAAGAACGCCTTGGCTCACGAGATTGCCACCATGTCAGAGCGTCACGCTCAAGAGGCTCTCAAAGGCCAACTAGAAATCAACAAGATGGAAGCTGCACATAAGTCGCTATTTGTAGCTGGGTGGCGACCTGCTATCGGCTGGATTTGTGCGGTAGGGCTGTTGTACAACACTATTATCGCTAATGTGCTCGGCATCTGGATGAATGTGCCAGAGGTAGATACAACACTTCTTGTGCCCGTTATGATGGGGATGTTGGGTCTCGGCGCTATGAGAAGCTACGAGAAGGTCAATCAGGTAGCGCGGGAGAAGTAATGACTCAGCTAATAGACATGCTGAAGCTACACGAAGGTGTACGATCTAAGGTATATGTGTGTAGTGCAGGCTACGAAACGATAGGTGTGGGCAGAAATATCTCAGAGTCTGGCCTTGGGTTGTCTGATGATGAAATCGAATACTTGTTGTCGAACGACATAGCGCGAGTAAAAAGCGAGCTTGCAGACACATACTTTTGGTTCGTCGCTATAAACGAGGCCAGACAAGATGCCATGATCGACATCTGCTTTAACCTTGGTCTGACCAGATTGAGAGGTTTTGTAAAGGCTCTTGAGGCTATGTCGCGTGAGCAGTTTGATGTGGCTGCTGATGAGTTCATGGATAGCAAATGGGCTTCTCAGGTAGGCAATCGTGCTGTTAGAGTAACCGAGATGATCCGTACAGGTGTGTATCAGTAATGCCACTACGTAAGTTGTTACTAAAACCGGGCGTAAATAAAGAAGTCACACGGTATGTAGACGAAGAAGGCTGGTTTGACTGTGACAAAGTGCGTTTTCGTGCAGGGTTTCCTGAAAAGATAGGTGGGTGGCAGCGAATATCTACCTATACATTCCTTGGGTTGTGCCGGTCACTGCATAGTTGGGTTACTTTATCTAACCAAAAACTGCTTGGTGTAGGTACAAATCTAAAGTTCTACCTCGAAAAAGGTGGGTTGTACTACGATATAACTCCTGAACGCACTCCATCGGGTGTGTCTCTTACTGACCCTTTTGAGACTGTAAGCGGATCTACTACTGTCACTGTTACAGATGCTAACGGCGGCTATATTGATGGTGATTTTGTTACGTTCAGTGGAGCGTCTGCTGTAGGTGGGCTGACTCTAAATGACGAGTTTCAGATAACGTATTCTACCGGCAACACCTACACCATCGAAGCGTCTTCCGCAGCTACATCATCTGCTACTGGCGGGGGTTCCGTAACCGCTAAGTACCAAATAAACGTAGGCCCAGAAATCGAGGTACCCTTGATAGGCTGGGGTGCTGGTGCTTGGAATGCAGGTACGTGGGGTAACGGAGAGGAAACATCTACGGATTCGTTACGGCTATGGAGCCAGTCTAATTTTGGCGAAGACCTAATTTTCGGCCCTCGCGGTGGAGCAGTTTACTACTGGGATGCCTCTAACGCTGACGGTCTTAACGGACGAGCAATAGCTTTATCCGCGCTTAGTGGAGCGTCTAACACACCTACAATACAGAACTTCATACTTGTTTCTGATGTTAGCCAGTTTGTGTTTTGCTTCGGTGCTAATACAATCGGTACATCTATCCAAGACCCTCTACTTGTTAGATGGTCAGATCAAGCAAACGCCGCACAATGGACTCCTAGTGCCACCAATCAGGCAGGTGACATAAAGCTGTCTAGGGGATCTGAAATAGTTACCGCATTGCAGTCTCGCCAAGAAGTTTTGGTGTGGACAGATGCTGCCATATACTCGCTACAGTATCTCGGAGGTGCCCTAGTCTGGGGTTCTCAATTGCTAGCAGACAACATCTCAATAGCATCACAAAACGCTGCTGCATACTCAGATGACATGACGTACTGGATGGGGGTGGACTCTTTCTATATGTACGACGGTAGAGTTAAGAACTTACCCTGTGACCTCAAACGGCATGTGTTCAACGATCTCAACTATGAGCAGATAGAGCAGGTCTTTGCAGGCACCAACGAAGGGTTTGACGAAGTATGGTGGTTCTACCCGTCAGCTAGCTCCACCACTATAGATAAGTACGTTGTATACAATCACACTCAAGGTATTTGGTATTTCGGTAACTTAGCCCGTTCTGCATGGTTGGATACCGGCATCAAGCAATTCCCCGTAGCTGCCACGTATATCAATAATCTGGTAACTCACGAAGATGGTGTAGATAACAACGAAAACGGTACGAATACAGCTATAACCGCGTTCATAACCTCTGGTGAGTTCGATATAGAGGACGGTGACAGGTTCTCGTTCATACGCCGAATCCTGCCCGATATAACATTTAATGGGTCTACGGCGGATAGCCCCAACGTCACTATGGAGCTACTACCGCTACAGTCTTCGGGGTCTGGGTATAGCGATCCCGCTTCAGAAGGTGGGGTTAGTAGTGCAACTGTAGCGCGTTCTGCCGTGATACCCATAGAAAAGTTCACTACACAGATAAATACTCGCGTGCGCGGTAGGCAGCTATCAATTAAGGTACAGTCTGAGGACTTAGGAGTTACGTGGCAGCTTGGAGCACCGCGACTTGATATACGCCCTGACGGGAGACGGTAGTGACTGTCGATATAGAGTTTGTAGCACCGCGACTACCAACACCCCCACAGGGGTACGACCAGCAATCGTTTGAGCAGTTTAATAACGTACTACGTATCTACTTTAACCAGCTCGACAATGCACTGAGAGAAGTTATGGCAGTCCAAGAACCATACACATTACAAGTATCAAAGGGGCAAGTCGCTGGCGCTACCCCCCTCTATAAGTTCGCCCGCAACCCAGACATAAATAGCACAGAAGAAACGATATGGGAGCAAGGTGGCAATTACGTATTCCCTACGAGTGCTGCTGTGCGCTATGTAAGTTCTAGTGATGCAAACGATACAAATGGGGGTACGGGTGCAAACAAGGTAAGAGTTTTTGGTTTAGACGCTAACTACGCACTTATCGAAGAAGAGGTAGAGCTTGCTGGACAAACACAAGTAGCGACTTCTTTGTCATATTTGCGTATATACCGAGCCTATGTGACGTTAGCAGGTTCAGGTGGTACTGCGGCGGGCACTGTCTATGTCGCTGATAGTGGAGCGTCTGCGGGTGTGCCTACTGGGAATGTATACGCTAACCTCGGAACGTCAAACCAGACACTTTTGGGGGTATACACAGTACCTGCGGGTAAGACGTTGTATTTAGACGATGTTAACTTCACCGCAGCAATAAGCCAAGCGAATGCGAACGCAACAATAAAATTTAACATACGCGACTTTGGGTCTAACGTGTTTAGAACAATCGTGATAACCGAACTGCAAAGCGGTACATATATCGACAAGTTTGAGTACCCGCAACCTATCTACGAAAAGACCGATATAGAGGTACGTGCAGTAGCAACGAGCAGCAATAACCCGATAACTGTCTCTTGGCAGGGCGTGTTAATAGATAACTAGGTACAGTTATGATAGGTAACATAGGCCCAATAAACCTTGATTTCTCTGGGATAGGTAGTTTTTTCGACCCCAGTAAGGTACCCACTTTAGATCTTGGTCAATTTGGATTAGGGGGGTTCCCTGCACCTGTTAGCGTAGCGCCTCCCGTACGTGTGCCTACTCCGGCCCCTGTAGCACCTAGACCTACTCCTGTAGCGCCTGCACCTTTTACTGACGGCTTATCTGAAAGACTCAGAGAAGCGATGAAAGGTAAGATGCCTACACCTGCAACAGATACAATAGGTACATCAGGGTACAAACGGGGTATAGGAGATAGGCCACAAAAGTCTATCTCTCCGATTGGTGCGGGAAGCCCTGTAAAATTGCCGGGAGAACGCGCCCCAGATAGACCTGCACCTGTTGGCGGTGCATTAGAAGATATGCTAAAGAAGATGGGAGAAATATCTCCTGTGCAATCCAAACCTACACCTGTAGCGCCTAAGCCTGAGCCGATAATAGGTTCGACTGCCCCACCAGCGTTAAAATCACGAGCGACTA